CCCCCGCCCCCTCCTAACATCCCGCCGCCGCCACCTCCGGCAATCACTACCACTTCTAAAGTTCGGCCTGCGGGTGCATTCGTAACTTCAAACGTTCCCGATGATGTAAAAGTGTGGACATTGTAATCCCCAACTGTCGTAACTGTGCCACCTGTGGCCTCAATATATTCCTCAGCCGGGGCTCCGCCTCCACTGGTTCCAGACCATTTTCGAACCAAGATTTCAGCCCCACTTGCTGGGGGTGTATTAAAAATGACTACATCATTTACAATGTCTAACGTGTAATCTTGGCTTGCGCCTTCTCGATAAAGAAGACCATTCACATAGACATCAATGATTCCATTGGTGACTAGATCAATGGTCGCTAACGGAAAGTCCGTTTCAACGTTATCGCCTAAAAATGTTTCGTCTTGGCGTGAAACTTGAGAGCTTGCGGAAACCTGCACCCAGCCTGTATTTCCGGTGCCTGTATTTTTTACCCAAAGCTTTCCATCAGTTTCAAGTCGATCAACGTAAATATCACCCGGCACTGCCGTGATCGCACCCTCAGGCGTTCCATTGCCTGAATAAATTGCATAAGGTGTTCTTTTGGTACTGGGGTCAGAATCTGATCGAAAGCCCTTTAGACGCATAGACCACTCAAGAATAAATGGGGAAAGGCCTTGAAGCAAAGCCTTTTCCCCATTGCAGATTGTTTACATTTCAGCGACGTATTCAGGCTCAAACTTAATCTTTGTTTGAGAGATCGCTTTACCCAATTTGACGATGTGCTCACCGGCTACGAATCCAGACAAGCTCTGAATGTAGCTACCTTTGGTGGTTCGAGACACATAGACAGGCAGCTCTTCAGAAAGACCTGTAAAGCCTCCGACCACAACCGAACCCACGGCAAACTTGCCAGTAGCGCCCGAGGCAACTGAAGCCAAAGCAACCACAAAACCGGAACCAATACCAATGGCGCCAGCATAGTTTGCTTGGAGTTTCACAACATGGCCGTCAGATTCAATGATTCCAAACTCGCCCGCTGAGAAGGGAGCGGCATCATCATTTTGGAGCACTTGAACATCATCATCTTCAATCTCACCCGTAGCGGAGATTTGAAGACCAATGCCAACTACGTCGCTATTAAGCTTGTCTTTGGTGACAGCATTCGCCGCCAATTTGCTCGAAGTGATCCCAAGATCTTTGACTTGGAGAACGTTGCTTGAACGTTCAATCGTCGATTCATCGGTGTTGATTTGTAATTGACCAGCAACGTTACCAGGATTCGTCGAGACAAGACCGGCGTTAGAGGCAAGATCCAAGCTTAATGCTGAACCTGCGCCACCGGCAATCATATCTCCAGCAACGGAAGAGGCCAGCTTTTCTGAAGTCACGCCGGCGTCTTTTAAACGCAAAGCATTGGAAGAAATTTCAACGCCAACATTGTCCACATTGATCTGGAGTTGACCGCCTGAGTTGCCCGGGCTTGTAGAAGAAAGACCGCCAGCCGTAGCCAAATCAACGGAGATTTGACCACCGTTAAAGATAATCATGTCATGGCCAGAGAAGTGGTTTGCACTTGTCAGAGCCCACACAATCGCAGTCGATCCAATAGTAATGTTGTCAGAGGTTTGAGCAAATTGCTTGTCAGCGTTTTCAGTTCCTTGCTCAACATAGACAGCAGCAGCGACCAGCTCCTCAGCAGAATCAGCATCTTCCGCCCGATCCCATGGAGTTGTACTTGCCACATAGATACCGTTCGCAGCAGGTGCCGCTTGGTTTTTTACCAAGACTCGATCGCCAGCAAGCAGCGTCACGTTATCGATTGTTAACAATCCAGCAAGTGAACCTAGATCTGCTGTCGTCGCACATTTGACAGATTGCTTCCACTTGCGGCCATCAAGCAACTGATCCACATATTGCTTTGAAGCAGCATGGTCATCTTGCGAAGGCGTTCCAAGATTTGTGATTTGGAAGTTTGCAATGTCCAGGTTACCAGTCATGGCTCGTGAACCATCTTTCAACAAAGCATTATTCACATCGGCCAGATTCACATCTGCGTTTGCCATTGTGATTGTGCGAGTTGTGTTGGTCAGAATGTTGGCAGCGCTAAAAGCAATTCGCTTTGTAGGGTCTGTGACGTTATCAATTCTAAAAACGTCATCCGTCATTGTTGTGCCAGCACTCGCACCAAGAGCCGAATCGATCGCTGCTAAGTGAGTGCTGAGTTTTTTATCGACGGCTGTGTAGTTTACCGGCGTTGATAAATCTGAAACTTCAACCTCTTTAAATTTAATCTCTGTCGATTGTGAGTCTTTAAGCTTTGGACGATTCGCTGTGATGTCGAATGTATTAAGCTTTAGATTTTCTGTGGCCATTATGCCTCCCCTTGTTTGTTTAAGACGTTAAAAACTTTGTTGTGTTCGTGGATAGCTGTCCCCTCAGTTTTATAATTCTATCAACGTAAATTTGATTGAACAGTTTTCCCTGTGAATTTTTTTGAGGGCTTCCTGAATTATAGGCCGCAATGCCATCAGGCTCCCCATATAGATTAAGCTTCTTTTTTAAATGCCGACATCCGATGTCGAGATTTAATCGAATGCCAAGCAATTCTGGCATGGGTCCTTTGTGTCCCCATTCCCGAGCAACTGTGCCCATGATCTGCATTAGCCCCCAGCTCATTGATTGAAGGGCTCGCTCGGTCTCCAGCGTCGTCAGATTCAGTTTGCTAAAGAGTTCAGGCTTATACATGAAACGCCATTTGGGTTCAAAACGCATCGCCATTTCCATGCCAGCCGATTCTTGCAAAACAATGGCCCCAACCAAATGAGGATCAAGCTCATGCTGTCTTGCTGCGCTTTTAATCTTTAACCATTGAGCTTTGGTAAGTTTCATTTAACAGTCTTTTTCTCAAGATCCGTCACATATTCTAACAATTTCTCGGCATCTTGTTTAGGCATTCCAAAGAAACCATCCATGCAATCTGTGTCACAGTCGTACTCTTTCCCTTTCGGGTCAGTACACTTCATCATGACTTGCTGCGCTGAAAAGAAGCAGAAGGTAAGTGCGGGCCGATTTGGGCCACATGAACTAAGAAAACTTATTCCAAGACTTAGACAAAGCAGTCGCAGCATCTTGAATGTCCTTTGGAGTTTTTGCTTTTTCAAGCAAATCAAAACTGGCTCGAATAGCCTGTTGATTTTTTTCAATCTGATTCAGCCGGGCCGCAAGGTTTAACTCGTTCAGAAAATCAAGGATCTTCGGAATAGCCGCTAATCCTTGCAGCGCCGCTGTAATCAGAGAAAGCATTAGTCTTTCTTAGTGATGAATTGTTTGTATACTTGGTTTCCAAACACTTGGAAAGCGGCAAGCGTATTGGCGTGAAGTGCGGCAGATACCCAATCTTGACCGCTTGATTTCAAAGCAATCAATGAGGACGCCACTGTCAGCATATAAACTGCCACCAATCGATATTTGCCGGCATATTGACCAAGACGAGTTTTGAGACCCATCATGACCAACTGAACGCCAACGAGGACGCTAGCCATAACGCCCATTCCCTTAAGACCACCAAGCTTAACCACAAGCTCAAGCAAAAAGGATTCCAATGGAACTTCCACAATTTCTTCAGCCCATAGCAAAACAGGCATTAAAAAGGCGGCCAGAATCATTGATTGTTTAGTGATATATTTCATGAGTTTCCCCTCTCTAGTTTCGTTGATAGACGCTCAAGAGTTTGCCAGTGTCTTTCCTCTGCTGATTCCAGACGTAGCAATCGTTCCTTGGATTCATCTAATTCATTGCGTAGATTTTCTAGCCCGGTCTTTGCTACGTCAACCTTAAACCCACTTAGCTCATTGAACATCCGATCAATCTTTGACTCCAAGCCTTTGATCTGATCTTCAATGCGGCTAAAGTATTTCTGAGAGAAAAAACCAAACAATAAAATGAACAGGCCTCCGGAAGCAATAAACGTGATAACTGCATGAGCTTCCATAAGCTATCCGTTTTGTACTTGTCCAAACTGCCCATTCTTTGCAGCTTGAAAAATCATCCGACTATGTTCTTCAATATCATTTTCATCAGCAGTAAACGGAACGGGATTTGATCCCAAATGACTCAAGACAACATTTAATGTAATTTTTGTTTTTTCAGGATTTGCCCATTTAGGATTATTTGCTGAAATCAAAGTAATACTCATATTATGCCACCCTCAACCAAAGTGTTGCCGCTCTAACTAATGAACCCGCCACATATTCACTATGTCCCATACATTTCCAAGTACCACTCAAACTGCCGTAGCTGCTTATTTCTCCCGAGGCCGAACAGGGCAAAAGACCGCTGCCAGCAATCAAATCCCCAAATTGATAAATGACTGCGTTATTCGTGATTCGAGCCATGGCATATGTTCCAAGTTGGTTTTGAACCCCTCCCGCCACTCGATCCAAGACGTAGTTCGTGGTTAATGAAATCGTGTGTGTGTGAGTTGTTCCTGTGGCCGTATTTGAAGTTGAGCTTGTACAAGTCGATGGAGTTCCGAGCGTAAACGTCCGATCATCTGCCAGCGTTCCTCCGCCCGTTAATCCGCTGCCGGCTGTCAACGTTCTATTAGCAGTCGTTAAAACGGTTCTCGCATCGGTTTCTGACATCGCTGCCGCTGTTTCGCTTGCAGTTGGATTCAGCTTTAAATCAGAGCCTAATGAATCTCTCAAAAATAATTCATTGCCTTGTTTTAACCAAATGCGCTTTTTGCCATTTGTCGGTGATCCAATAGTGCTGCCATTTGCAAACTCTGAAAAATCTTCAGACAATTTGCTCAAAGCATTTCGAGTATCAGTAATCGCTGCCTGATTGACCACACCCGTGACCGCCGTCACATAGATTTCAGCAATCTTTACAAATCCAGTAGGAACAGAGGGGGCTACAGGACTTGCGGCAGGTGTACCCGTTATAACCTGAACATTAGCGCCGTATTGTTTTGTGACGACTCGACTCTCATTGAGAATAGCGCCGAAGTCAGAAGCTTTTATTCTTCGATTCTCGGTATCGGCATCGAGCATTGCCGGCTCAATACACACTAAATCAATTCGAGGATTGGTCGCATCTGGCGTGATTGTGAAACTGGCATCTGATGCCAAATAGACCATTCTGTTTTCTGCTTCCGCTGGATCAAGTTGGGTTTGAAATAACCAACCAAGTCCGGCTGAAACATCAACGCTCGTATTGCTATTGCGAAGAACTTTAAAAGAATCATTAAAAACAAGATCGCTTTGATTTTGAAATAGCTGTTTCAAAAGCTGATCTTGCAAATTTTGTTCGGCCAAGGTGACCATTTTATTCATGTCACCTACGACTAATTCCATGCCTTCGGTAAAATTAACTCTCTTCATACAGCCCCCAGCCTATCACGTTGCGGATTCAACCAAAACGAAACTTGTTCCAGCCGCCTTTGATTGTATTAACGCATTATAGACAGCCTCAAAATTGACCGAGCTTTGAAGAAAAATCCAGAATCTCGATGTGTTAGGGGCTGTCGTTAAAATGCCCGTGTCTAAAAACGTTCCTCGATTAAAAAAACTAGAATCGGTTTCCCATTCAAAAAACTTAAATGTCGCCCCGGCAATGTTTTGAATAATGAGTTCTAAGGCGGGTCTATTGACATCATTGGTGACCGATCGAATGCGGTCTCTTAATTCCGCATCTGTCTCCCCGGGAAGTCGGGTATAACCCATCTCTTTTGCCAAATGATCAAGATAACGGCCCTCAGCCTGCATCACAAATGTCTGACTGACCTTCTCCAAAGTTGCCTGTTCATGAGCCCAAAGCAAATGAGCCAGAGCCATAAAATGAGCTTTGTTGACTTCTTCCTTTTCCCAGAACCAAGCAGGCACCCAGGACTTTAACCGCAGATACCAGGCATCCACTTGGGGATCAATTTCAACCGCACCTTGTTGAATAGTCGATGGCGTAATTGTAATAGGCGAACTATCAAGCGCTTCCATCGAATTGTCCGTATCAGACAAGTTCGCTGGGTTTTGAGAAGCCAGCGCATTAAGTAATTCAATGTCAAAACCACCGCCACCCAAAGGCATTAGAGATCCCCCACCGCAACGTTACCTGATCCGATTGTTGTTAATGCTTCTAAGGCACTTTGAACTTCGGCAGATGTTGCATCAAATTCGATTGGTATTGTTTGTTGTCCATCGTAAATCAATCGATACGAACCAGTCACAGGCACGTCACTAAATTCAATCGTGCGATGAATTTCATCCGTGCTTTGGTAGATGGCTAATCGGTTAATGCTTTGTGAATCAAGCATGGTAAAATAACCACCTACAATAAGAACCGGCTTACTTAAAAACGTAAGGCTTTTTAAAATCTCAATCCCGTTATTGGCTCCGCCTGCTTCCAAGCTGACAGAAGTTCCATCATAAACAAAAAAGCTTGGTGTTGTTCCGCTTCCAGACCGGCCCAAATAAAGCTTATTTTCAATCGCTGCCATTTCATTCAAAACGATTGTTGTGGGAAGCCCAAAAGTTGTCGGATCAAAAAGATCCGTAAACAATGTAGCGGCGGGTTGACCAGGATTCCATTGAGCTAAATGACCAGCTCCAGAGGCCGATTCAAAAAAGTTGCCTGATAAATGAAGTTGATTGTTATAAACCGCCAAACTTTGAATGCCATTGATTACGCCAGCAGAAAATGTAAACACTGACCCACTGTCATAAATGGCTTGGAAATCAGTACCGTCAAATCGACAAATCGCTCGTGTGTTGGCCATCAATAACGGCGATGGTCCAGACGTTAAAGCGCCTGAAAATAAACCGCTTACATATAATTTTTCGCCTGATCCATCATCAAACAAACAAAGTGAGCGAACGATCATTTGAGGAATTGTGTATCCGCTGACAGCAGCTAAATTCATTCCATTGGCGACATTGTTAATTGTGTTGGTCGTGCTGTCATATTTTTGAATGTTTAATTGATCGAGAGTTCCAGGCTTGCAGAATCGGCCACCAAAATACAGTTCTCCATTCCAAACTTGCATACAATGAACCTGAGCACCTGTCTGGCTAGCTGTTGCAGTAATACCAATTCCTAAGCGGTGCCAATCAACGCCATCCCATCGAGCAATGCCAGTGATCGAAACGCTGTTCCATGTAAATGTAAAAGCCCCACCGACATAAAGATCCCCATTGTATGACTCAAGAGTCAGAAACAATGGTGAGGAATATGTCATTGGATGGTCAATGGCGAACCAATCATTTCCGTCCCACATCGCAATAGATTTTGCTGGCACTCCATTGATGGATTCAAACAATCCAGCAACCACCAATTTATTATTCCAAACAGTTGCTGCGGAAATGTTTGCAATCGGCAGTGTTGCCGCTGGCCCCGTTCCTAATGCTGAATAGGCAAACGAACCAGCCACTATTTGAGTTCCATAGGTCAATGTGACAGGAATTCCGGCAACCATTGTATTGGAAGTCACTGTGATTTCTGGATGATCAATATCGGCTAAGGCATTCACGAATTCAATCGTAAAGCCACTGGCGAAAGATCCTGTGACGATGACATTTCCAATGCCTACGTTGCTAAGATTTTCGAGAGCGGATTGTATACTGATGGCCGTTGCGTGATGATCTATTGGCGCCGTAGTTTGCCCATCAAAAGTAAAAGTAAATGAACCACTTAAAGGCACTTTGCTAAACTCTAACTTTTGAATCTCATTCGCCATTACACAATGTCCACTGTGTTCGCTAAAAGCTTTTGGTTTACTGCTGTTACAATGTTTCCACTGGGCGTTGATGTCGTAAACGAGATAAGATCATTCGATCCCGAAGGCCCCCAAATTGTCATGATTGCGGCGTTTGCTGAAGCCACAACAAAATCATCACCAGGCAAAAGACTGTTCACATAGTTTGTCATGCTTTCAATAATGCGCTGGGGATCGCTTGCTAGTTCAGAGAAATTAGGTCCCGATGGATTGAGCGAAATACTAGCAATCCAATCCATGGGCTCTGTGGCTCCTGAGAGAATAGTAATCTGAACGCCTGCGGCTCGCACAGGATCAATGGCAGTTCTGACTTCAGCAATCTGGGCGCTTGAAGCATTGCCGTTAACATCTCCCACATAGAGACTCGATTTGGTTGTGTAGAACGGATCGCCGATCAAAGATCCGGTAGGTGAGATTTCTGAAACCTTGTTATACGTTTCAACTAAGACGGCAGTCTCAATCCCAGCTACCGATTTTGCAGCTTCCTCAACGGCTTCTTTAGTCGCCCCAGATAGAGAGGTCAAAAGCTGTAAAATGGTTTCTCGATACTCCGCATCGGTTTCTTCAGCAGAACCTCCCGATGTCGGATTTGGATTGTTTACGACGATAGTCGGATCTGTCAGTGTGCTTTCAATAACGACGATCTTATTGGCGAGAACATTTCCGCCAGTGCCTTCGACCAAAGCTCTAATAGATGCACCAATAGAAACCCCTGTCATTGTTACTTCAGCAGTAGTTTCAAATTGAATGCTTGATCCCGTTGCTGTGGTTTGAGTTCTGACAATCGTTCCGGCAGGAATGACGACTGTGCCAGCGCTCGTATTGGGCCGACCAAATGTTACCGAGCCGGTAGCCTTGACGGCGCCTGGTCTAGCGAAGGCCGATCCAAAATGATCGACGGCCAAGTTTTCAAGATCCTGGCCCTCGGCGGTTAAAAAGTTTGTTGCTGCAAATTTTTGAATCGTCAGCTTATTGGCTTCATCCACTGCGAGAGCTGTAACACCGGCAAGCTGATCGATGATCGATCCTTCCGTTGTATCACTCAAGTCAGGGTTTTGATTTTGAAGCTCTTGAAAATAAAGCTGAATAAGTTCTTCAATACTTTTAACGTCGTTACTCATCCTATTTGAATCCCCTCACTAAATGGGACAAAAACCGCTTCAATCGCCTCTTGTCGCCCAATTGCGATAACTTTTACATGAATTTTTACCATACTTGGATCTGCGTTAGGAATAATTGAAACAGACTCAACCGACTGAACGCGAGGATCTCTGCGAAAATTTTCAGCAATTCGAGTAGCTATCAATCGTTGATTATCCAATGTGTTTACAGCATTTTGAAAATCACTAATTCCAACGCCATAATCAGGCCGATGCGCCAAGCTTCCAGGTCTTGTGACTAATCTATGCAATAAAGCTAATTTCAGATTGGCCAATCCACTTACAGTTTTGAAACCATTATTTATGGTGGTCATATCTGATAAGTGCTCAATATCATTCAATAAAAGTTGATCTGCAATACTCATAAATTATCAACCGCCGTTAAACTTCCAGAGGCAACCCCAGTGCCGGGAGTCACACCCGTTACGCTCACCGAAAGAGATCCATTTGAAGCAATCCATGCGGTCACTGCTTTTGCAATTGCTCGACTATGCCTTTCAAATGCCTCTTCCGGTGTTATTTCTACACTACTTCCCACTGATCCAAATTCTGCAATGATCTTTTGTTCAATCAGAGTTTTTAGCGTGGATGAGGTTAAAGGCATAAATTTCCCTATTTCTCAGTAAAAACCAAATCACTTAAAACGGCTCCATCATCAATTGGTGAAGCCTTCTCACTCGTAAATTGTGCCGCATTATCAGGCACAATGGAATAATAACCCGGGGGTAAACAAAGATGTTTATGCACAGATAGCTCTTGAAGCACCCGGCTTTGATGTTCTTTAAACGTTTTTCCCAGAACAATCGGCTCATCGATTTGACTATTTGTGTCAGAATACTCCCTCGCCAGATTGATCCGGGTATCGGAATGAATCTTTACCTTTTTGCCAGCCAAAGATTTCATGACCGTCGAACCGTCAGTTGCTTGAATAGGAATACTATCCGTGGGCGTAGAAAGCCTTTTTATCACATAAAGCTGATCGAAATTGCCATCGACTGCCGCCACTAAAACCAAATCATTAACTGCGGGAAAACCAAATACCCCACTATCGGGGCCAACTTGATCCCATGACATTCTCGCAACTGCACCAACTTTTTCCGGCCATATTTGCAGCTCTACCCTAAGCTCACTTCGATCTGAAACCAGGTCTAACTTTACGATTTTGCCAATGCAAATGTGCGTTCTTTTGTCTGAGAGAATGTCTCGCAATACCTCTAGTTGTGCTCGCCTTGCCATTATTGCCGTCCCCCAAGACCTTTTGGAAGCTCAATAAAGTTTACAAATTCGATATTGCACTGAAATCCCGATGTTTGACTCAGGCTAAATTCGACTGATTTGGTATAGAAAACCGCATTAAATTTGCCTAAAGCAACTGCCACGACATAGGCCAGCTTTTTATCATAGCCAATATCGACTAAAGCTTTGGCTCTTTGGCTTACGCTTTTTTCACGTCTTAGTTGTGCTAACTGCCTTTCATCGGCAATTTCCACCAATAAAGGCGTCCCATTTCTAAGCTTTGTAATATCAAATTCAACGGGATTATCTGCGGTTCCATAGGTAACAACCATTTCTTTGGTTTGTAATGAACCTTCGATTTGTTGCCGGCTAAGTTCCTCAAAGATCTTTTCGCCAATCGCTATTAACTGATTTCTGTTTGTAATATCAGGAACTAGGAAATTTAGAAATGGAGCTTCTTCTTCCGTTTTTTGTCCGGATGAGTCTAGCTTTTCTATCTTAATTCTTTGTAATGGAATCCCAATGCTTTTAGCCCATTCCTCACTAGCCTCTTCCGGAATTTTTACTTCCATGACCTCTTTATTTCGTAGGTCTAAAGATCTGACCTGAACATTGAATCCCTTAATTCTGCCAAGCTCTCTTTTAAAAGAAAGATTAGATAAATTCTTTCCATAGATAAATTGTTTAGCTTGTTCCTTGCTGTATAGCGCCCTTGGCTTAGTAATAACGAGCTTGTCTAATTCTATATAAGCAATCAATCCAGCCTTGGATGCCAAATCTTGAATCACAGACCAATAATTTTCAGATTTTCTGGTGTTTCTTTTGCCCGATGTTTCACTTGTTGTCGGTGCAAATTTTGCCAATACCGGCAAAGGCGCACCTGTTCTATTTTCGACTGTAATTGCTTTTGTCGCTGGCAACTCTCTCAAAAGGTTTTGAAAGATAACATCGATGGGCTCTGTCATCAAAAGAGGCCTTGAAATATAAGGCGCGTCTAATAAAAGACTTGTAAAATCTCGTCCTTCAAATCGGACGGTTCGTGAATTATCATTTAATTCGATCGATTCTTCGTCAGCAAAACCAAGAAACACAATGTTGGAATCTGTGTTATTGGAGATACCTTGAATGTTTACCTTTTGATTGTTTTGATACAAGGCTTTCATGTCATCTATATAAATAGTGACACCCATCGCTCGTATGCTTCTCGGATCAAATGGAAAATCACGATAGTCTAATGTGGCTGAGAATTTGTCTGCTTCTGTGTAATCATTGAAATTAACGGTCACTTCTTTAGGACGACACTCAATGGTTGTTACTTCTTTTAATAATGGATCATTTGTCCCAAAGTCTTCCCAAGTAATGCGAAGCCTAATTCCAGCTTGTGGGTAATATAAACTCACAGTCTAGGAATCTCCAAAATCATGCCCGCATCCAACACAGTGGTTGTTAAATCATTGTGTTCATAAATTTTATTCCAAAGAGACGCATCATTATAATACTGAACCGCCAGCTTTTGCAGAGTTTCATCTTGCTTGACCAAATGCCTCCGCAACGGAATCGATGATTTTAGAGTCTCAATCAGGCCTTCATATTGTACTAATAAATCAGTTAGTTTATATGTTTCGCTTCTGCGAGTTGCTAAAAAATTAGCTGTCGCAATTTCTTGTTCAACTGAAACGCTTGTATCTTTATAAGGATTCGCACCAATTTGCCTATGAAATCTAGCTAAATTGCCTCTTGCTGATCTTAACAATCCTCGAATTTGATCGACTGAATCCTCAGCTTGCTTTTTTGCATCAAATATAGCGTCTACAAAATTGATAACGGCGCTGATCGGTCCCGCAACATATTGATTAAATAAACCGCTAAATGACTCAAATATATTTTGTTTTACTGCAACTGGCTTTGTTTGATTCGCTATTTGTTGCGCTTCCAATTCAGTCAATAATTGAGCATTGATCGTAAACGGGCTTTCTTTAATTGAATCAAGAAAGTTTCGATTTGTTGGAAGATTAAAACCAGTAATCGAAAAAGTAATTTGATATTCTAAATGACCCAATGTTTTCATGGGAAAACGGCATGATTTAATATGTCCGTACCGAACCCATTCGCCCATTTGCAATTTAAGAAGACGACCCTCAAAACGATATTTGTCGATCAATTCTGCAAGCTCATAACTAGCGCCATATAATGCAGGGTCTTTTAATCTTTTATCTGTCAGAATACCTTTAATAGAAAAATCCGGCTCTTCTGGACCTAGTACCTGAACCGATGCTTCATCATTTCCTGGGTAGTATTCCTTAACAACGCGCTGATCTCCACCCAATCCCTCAAAAGGAATGTGCGGCATCTGATTACCAATAAGTCTGATTTGTTCGTCAAATCGAAACTGCCCATTAAGATCAACTGGAGTAATGACAAATCCGCCGGCAAAATCTTGTTTCTTTTCACTAATTGTTAATTGTAGATCAAATGGACTGCGAATCTTTTCGGCAATTCGATCAACTGAGGTTTGTCCCTGTGAAATTGTTCTTAATAAACTCATGGTGCTAATCCAATCGGGTAGGCTCGATTAACGGCTTGAGTAGGATTTTGAGCAATTTTGACCAAAGCCTGCTGGACCGTAAAAGCAATTCGATCCGGATCTTGAGCCTCTTTGAAATTTTGATTGATGTTTACTTCACCAATGTTTGTCGTCATTTGTGCAATAGGCGCTTTACTTAAATCTTGTAATGATCCAAACAAATACTCTCTGTTTTCTCTGAATACGTCATCAATGCCAGCTTGATAATCGTCAATAAACTTTTGAAAACTAAATCCGCCTTGAAATGTGACGAATTTAAATAATTGATCGATAAAACCAATGAGCATTGTGAAAAAGCCTCTTAGGCCAGCTTCCATGATAATAATGCCTTTGCCCAAAACCATAAAACCTTGGGCCAACCCATTAAGAATGTAGGCTAATCCAGTCGCATACATACTAAACTCAAAAACCCATGCCAGAGTATTTGTTAAAAAATTCCAGACTGCTTTTAACGGTGCTACTAATGGTTGCAAAGCAAATAGGATATTTTGAGCAGCAGTAGCTAATTTTGCTAAGGCTTCGGGAAGTGCTTCCAAGTCTCGAACTTTACCAATCGCTCGAGCTTTTTGAAGCATTTGGAATAAAACTACAAAAACCGAGACAATCGGTAAAAGTCTTGTAAATACAAATTTCAATGCTGGCACAATAAATTTGAAGGCTTTGACTACGCGATTCAAAAGCACTGAAATGTTTAAGAATCCTAGCAAATAAGTTGTTATTGCTTTCATTGCCGGTCGGACAAAATTGCCGACTTTTGGTATATATTGTAAGATCTCTAAAAACGTAATAATTTGCGCTACTGTCCCAGCAAATTTTAATGTTTCACCAATTTTACTAAGAGATAATAAATCGATTAAAAAGTCCCTGGGATTTGTCAGTGCTTTTCCACTAAATTGAACGGCAATATCAACTAAAGTTCTGCCATGCGTTTCTAAGGTTTTATTGACGTACATGAAAGCATTGATGAGCGTTTCCCGAATTATTCCGCCCATTTTCATCATGATTCCATTTAAACCAAAAAGTGTGTTTTTTAATTGCTGTGATTGAAATCTTAATGTTTTTACTTGTCTTGCAAGAAACTCGGAATCACTTCCGAATTGCAACAATCCTTGTCTCAATAATTCAACTCGCTCCACAATTGGCAAAACATTAAACATTCTCGTAACGTCTTTGCCCTTAAATTTTTGAAATGCCTTTGTTTCAGACGCTAACGCTCGAAATAACGGATCACTAATAGAAGCGCCACCTTGTAAAGCGCGGAGCAATTGACCTTGTACATCACCCGCATCTAAGCCTAAAATTGGAGCAGATTTTAAAAGACCCCGAGAAATATCAATAACGTTTTGAAACTGCTTTCCCTGTACTCCGTAATTTAAAAGAACAGGCAGCATCAATTTGCTCTGCTGCAACATTTCCATTTGAGGCAAAGCAAATTCTTCTGCTGCTTTTGCAAGATCCTGCATAAGCTGTGCAGAAATGCTAAGTCTTGTATTGAATGATTTAATATCTGTAGTAAATCGGTCTTGATTTTGGCCTATAATGTTGGCCATTGCGTCTTGAACTTCATTAAACTTTTCGGCGGCTGTAACTGCTTGATAAATTGTCCCAGCTAACGAACCAACTCCAAGTCCAAATGATCCAGCAATGCCAATTCCAAGAGCTTTATAGCTAGCTAATGCATTTGCAGCAGATTGACTTAATTTATCGGTAGCATTTTGAAGCTTTTCTGAATTAAGGATTGCCGAACCGATGTCAAACTTAAATGTCGTTAAAACCTTAAAAACATCCACTGTCTCACCTACCTATTGCCACCAGCTTCGGCCCCGTTTTGCTGCGCTATAATATCGGATAGTTTCTCTATAAAAATCCGATATTGGTAGGGAGTCATTTCAAAAACATCATTTGGTGTTAATGAAGTGTGGCGGCATATGTACGCCATTTGCTCCCAGAATCTTTTATCGACTTCTTTTCTTGCTTCTAAGCTTGGGGCGAAGTCATGCTCACCATTTCTAACTTTGGGGATTCAGTATCTCCTCCAATAAGATCTGTGATGAACATTTTTATTTCTTGCCACTCTCGGTAAGAAAACAAATCTTCCAGAGATTCTTTGTCTTTCTGACCCAGAGCTTTATCGTTAATTGAAACAAGCAATAGCTTTACCATTTCAATCAACAAATGCGGCCCCAACTGCATGGCACTTGAGCCCTGAGCTTTTGAGGCCGCTAATTGTGTCGCAGTAGTTTCGTCTTTGATCTTAGGCTCGCGGAATACCACGATTTTGCCCGTTTTCAATGTTAGCTTGTACGCCTGACTCATCTGGAGTCCTCCTCGCCTTAACTACCGCTTTTTTCTACCTAAGAGTCAATTAGTTTACCGCTTTACGGCCAGCCGCTTGGAACTCGTAGGTTTTCATGATCTTTTCATTCATACCAGCCATGGTTTTTGAAAGCCGGAATTGGCAGTCAAAGTAAACATAGCTTTTGGAAGTACCATCAGGATAATACTCATTCAACACAAGGGCATAATCACTTACGCCGATGCCTGAAAGGTTATTGGCCTGCAAAGCATCCATGAAATTATCAATTTCAGGGCCTTTTACTTCCATTTCAAAATCACCTGTCCAACCGTCCAGGGATTGATCGCCTTCAGCAAATCGAGCCCCTACATAGAAAGCTCGGCTAAAAGATGTTTCTTGGTTCACAGAGGCTCTTGTGATCGTAAAAATGCTGATCTCGCCTCCATCTTGATAAATTTTAAATGAGCCCTGGTGGCCTCTAATACTAGGATTCGCCATATTCTTAAGCCTCCGTTACGACGACGCTTTCGCCGATTTCAGCAGTTAATACAATAAAACGCATTGAGCTATAAATTCGTTGTTTCCAAAGAATTTTGAAATAGCCTTGAGCAATACTTGCATCAGTGTTCAATGATTCAACATCAATCAATTTTGCAAGACCACCTTGCACTTCATCGTCTTTAGGCAAAATGCCCTCTTGTTCACGCAATTGAACAAATTGTTGAATTGCAGCTCCACAAGCCAACCGATTGTCTCGATTGTTTACAGCATTTTGAAAGTTCTTCAGATAATACCCAACTGAAGTGGTCAGATAGTCTGCCATTCGACGACGCAAAATCATAATCTTTGAACTGTCTTGAATTTGAGTCACAACACCGCTTTTGATTTTATGACCAATATCAGGATCATACTCAAATGCTGCAATTCCAGCATCTTTCAACTGAATATAGGATGCTCTGCTAATGGTTCTTTTGAGCTTTGTAATTCCAGTCAAAAACTGTGAGTTTTTCACATAAGCAGGATCAATATGCGGGCTTGTTTGGCTCATCACTGAAGCCATCCAAGAAGCAGGGCTTTGCATTTTCAATACGCCACCAATGCTCGTTTCAATCCAAGGATAAGCATAAATGATGCGTCCATCTTGATCTCGATAGTTCGCAACATCGGCTACCGCGGTTGCCACTGAATCATTTTCTGATCCAGCCACAATGACCATTTTATCTTTGGTCGCAGCAGCGTGGGCTTCCAAATATCCGTTAATAGTGGCAGAAGCTTTGTCTGCAAAAAGGAAGTTGCAGCTTTTTTCTTGTTCAAAATCAGCAATTGCCTCTTCGTAAGAAGAATCAACTGCACTGCCATCCGCGCCACCAGTCATGTTGGCTTCAGCCGCAACGGCCAAATTGCCAGTAGGAAGTGGTGAAACAGCTACAGGAACAACCAACTTTGATGCAGAAAAGAGAGAGCTGAGTGCATCTTGGCTCATTCCAGCTACATCCACATTGTCGAAAACTTCATTCGGCAAAACGGCGTCAGAGTTTAAGTCTGATACAGTAATTTTAACGGTTGATGCAACTGAGCCAGCTTCGACTTTCACAGCAATGTTATTGCCGTAAGCACCTTTATCTTTTGCTTTCAATGTCAAAGCAACTGCTGAACTTGAATCATCCAAATCAATGCTCGCTTGAGCGGCACCGCTATCGACGACTCGTCTAATTCTCATTCGGCCAAATCGTTTGTTTTTCAGGTTTTCATTTCCTGATGCGGATGATTTACCAAAAATTTCTTCCAGCTCTTGAGTAGTTCCAACCTCTACAAGGCTTTCAGGGCCTCTTTGAAAACGAGCCACATACCCAGCGATGTTTGTTGCAACACCTTTAATTGATGGAGCTGGCGCTCTTTCATCAATTACGATTTGGTCAATTTCGCCCCAAGTTGTGGGGTCATTACTTCTGAAAATAGACATCTTCTATCCCTCTCCTTAAGTTAAATTTTGCTCTGTAATTATATTATCGTCACCATTATTTATTTGAAGGTTTGCAATGCCATATTCTTTTCGTTCGACAATGGCGTTTACATCCGCGACTAAATCAATTCTGGCACGTCTTTCTTGTCTTTGACTTCCTGCTTCTGACTCCATGAGATCATAAGCGCGAACATGATAATGGGCATACTGATTGTAATAGCGATATAGTGGTAAGTTCAAGCCTTGTGGCCATACTTGTTCATTTAAAACAATAAAAGCCGATTCAAAAAGCTGATTTCGCTGCCTCTTATTTGCTGCCCAAAGGTCTAATTGAAGGACAATTTGGTAATGTCCCATAATCCACTTCACATCCATTTGTTTCTTTGCATCTAAATCGGGCAAAGAAAGTGGTTTAGGCGTTTGGGTAGTAAATGTAGGCGTTTGCGTCATAATTGACGCACTGGGAGTTTGAATTTTGTAATTAGGCTCCGGAAATTCATCATAGACGGCTTTTAATTCAGGCATTTTTGCCTTCAAATAATCAGCCAGAGCAACTGTGATTTCTTCTGAAACACTAATCATAGTTTTTTCATTTCTTCCTGAACATTTTTAATAATATCAGGCAAAGCCTTCTCAAAAATGCGGCGTGGCTTCATGCCCTGTTCAGCAATTTTCTTTTGGGTTCCAACGGCCAATGCCCATACTTCATTGCTATAATTAGGCGGTTGACTTCCATCATTCAAAACTCTTTTAGCCCATGCCAATAAAGGCTTAATGGGCGGCTTAAAAGGTCTTGTTCCGAATTCAATCATGACTGAATGTGGTGCATAGTTTCCAATCGTTACTGATTGTTCGTCATGTTGAACATCCCAGCTTTGTGCATAAAGACCAGTGTCAACGGGACTGCGCTGGACCATCATCGGAATGCTTTTATAACACCCCATTAACGTTGCTTGTTTAAACTCTTGAATTCGTTCCGCTGTAAATTTTTTACCAATTTCCTTGGAAAGTTCCTCAATTGAAATTGTTTTGATTGTTCTCATAGAGGTTTAAGTTCCCTTAAAACCTGATCTTCAGTGGTTTGTCGTCTAATATGGATATTCCAAGTTAGGTATTTTTCTTCAATCTCAACCACTTGATAAAGTTTTCTTTCCCCATTTCGACTTTCAATCACATAGAATTTTTGAATATCGGGTGAATCAGTTCTAGTTTCGATTTCTGATTCGCTAGGATATTTATTCTTACTGATGTTTTTTAAAACAATGTCACCCTGTTGAACCCCGGCGGCTTCATTTAATCTTAAATCTTGGCTAAATGAATAAATATGGGGAGTGGGTAGAATTTCTACTGTTTTATCAATGGTGTTTCCTAATCCAATTTCACCACCGCCCCACTTACGAATAAGGAAATAAACGCGAGCCTTTTCAGCTCCGATTAGATTTCTAATGCCTAAAATGCTTTCGGATGATGGTAAAAGTGAATCAATAATGCCCTTTGGGGGTCGCATTAGATGCAAACTCCTATTGAGCCAACGCCGTTAGAACCTGCGGCAGAATTTTGAGGAGCAATATCAATCAGGCGTCCCATTTCTTTAATGAGATGAGATCGTTCCATTCTAAGCTTTTCAATCTCATCATCTCGCAATTGAATGTCATCAAGGCGGATGGCGGAAAGTCGATCAAGAGCGCCATCTAAACGCTCATCAATGCGTTCAATGCGTGATGCCAATTCAATCAGGCTTTGTTCGCTATATTCATCTAAATTGTTCAGGGCATCAGCTAAAGCACTTTTATAGAGCGTGCTACCGGGAATAATAGATTTCGCGGAAAAGCCTAGAAAACGAATAATCTTATGTTTTATTTCTGCGCTTAGAGCCATTTGTTTCCCTTTTCTTTATTGGAGCATTTGAGGTTTCTAACATGGCTTTAGATTCAATTGATGCCAATGTTTCTGATCTCGCAATGCTTTGTTTTGCGCATTTAAGGGCTCGTCGTCTGGACATCATTACTGACATAAATCAAAAAAAGCCGGGGGAAATGACTCCCCCAGCCTGCCTCATTACTTTGTTCGTACCCATAGAGAAACAACGGCACTTGTTAAACCAATTGTACCAGTTTCATCATAGTTGATTGTGAGAGTGGCCCCTTTAGAAACATCATTCAATGGTTCTAGAATTTGAAATGACTTTGCCACCATTGATTGAATGCCTCCCTGTGCCGATGCTCGGCTGTCTAATTTCGCAATGACAGTCGATCCATTTTTAATTTCAACTTCAATGAAGTTGCTATTATCGGCAGGAATGTCCTCCCCGTTAATCAATACGACTGATTCCAAGACAACATCTTTAAAACAGTGCAATGCAGGAACATCAATATCAGCCGTTAATGAACTGACATGGATCGATACTGAATGACCGTTATTATAGTTTGATAGTGCCATGTGATCCCCTTATTAGAGAGACGAAACAGTCGTAGTAAATCGAGCGACTCGTACGTCGTCATCGGACACTTTTTTGTGTAGTCCAACCACTCCGTAGTATTGAGTAGCGGTGACAACGATTTCTCGTGAGAGAATGTCCTTGTCAGACTCAACTTCAGGACGCTCGGCAACGCAAATGCCGTAAGGATTCGCTTTCATGATGTAGCCAGCAAAAGCATCAGCGCCATCAATGTCAGCCAATTGAGGACAAAGATCTGACACCAAGACGGCCATTCCGAGAATGCGGCCTTGGAAGCCAGGAGTTTGCCACAAAGGATCGTTAGCATCTGCTTTCAAGAAACCAGCGGTGCTATCATTCATCATGTCAAGAAATTGACGGCTGTGCATCATAACAACGGCGGCTTCATCGTGCTTGTCACCAAAAGCTCCAATTCGAGCTGAGTTCAAAGAACGAATGTTCAAGGTATTTGAAGATGCGGTTGCTGTGTATCCTTGGGTGTAGTTTGCTGAGTTAGCCAACAAAGCAACGAGGTCTTTGTCTACTTTTTCAGCGTGTACACGAGCCATTTGTCTTTCAGCTTCAGCAAGAATCTCTTCTCGTCGAGCGGCAGAAGCTCGGAAGGATCGCATGGTAAAACCAACGGCCTTACCCACTTCTTTCACGGTGCAGGTAAAAGCATCGTCGATCAATTTATCGACTTGCAGTTGGTTGGTTTCCGCTGGCTCTTCCGCATCTCCAATTTTCTTGAAGTAAGGGAAATGGACGGTTTGTCCGGGTTGTGCAGTAAGGGTTTCATCCACCAAAGCGGCGGCGCCCCACATAAGTTTTTGTCGGAAATAGGCTTGAACGTGGTCAGCGAAGACTTTTGGTTCAAAACCGAGATCTGTCGAGAGTGTTGCTCCCATGATTTATTGCTCCTTTGAGATTAAACAAAGAGCTTTTTCTCGCGAGCATCCTTCAAAAGTTTGTTATAGAGAGCTTCATTTGTTCTAAAAAGTTCGCTCTTTGCCATAACAGACATTTTCATGAATTGTTCAAGGCTTACAGTCTCTTTTCCTTCTGCTGCTGGCTTTCCTTTTTCATGCACAATGGTTGTGTTTTTCATTGTGTTTGATTGATTACCTTGAACTCTTGCAACAATGCCTTGTAAATCCTCATCGGAAAGCTCTTCATCATCATTCAATTCAGCAAGCTTTTTACCCATGAGAAATTCAAAGTATTCAATGTTGTCTGATCCAGTAATCCCGGATTGCAATGCAGTTTCCAGAATGGCTAATCGAACATCTTTCATCTGATTGATTTGGGTTAATTCAGTAATTTTTGTTTCAGGATCGACTTGTTCATTCTCGTCGACACCAAAAACCTTTTTTAACCCTTGTTCAATTGAGCCTAATCGATCCTCTAACCCTTTTGCTCTTTGGCGGTAGCTCTTGTTTTCAGTTCTTAATTTTTTGACGTAATCTTTTACTTTTGCAGGTTCCCATTTCTCTAAATCATTCTCATCGTCCGATGATGATGATTCTTGATTTGTGGTTGTCTGCGATTGTTCTTTTGTAATCTTGCTTTCTGCTTGATTACTGGTTTGCGCTTCTGCGTCTTCGTTTGTTTTTTCGGCCTCTTGACCCATAATGCTCCCTTCGCCTTCAAGGCTGTGTAGCTAAGTTATTATGCCAACTTTCCCTGAATAGGCAAAGCTCATCAAGAGTTTTTAACCCACTCATCACGATAAGGAATCAAGATCGCTCGATCATTGGGTCTTTGTGGCGGTGCCATAAAGACATATTTCTTACCCTGAAAAGTGTGCTCAAATGGCTCATCAATATCGACAATTGGGTTTTTCAATGCCAAGTCTTTTGAATCTTCAGCGGTCCTTTGATCCATTGGGTGAAATAACGCTTTTTTTAAATCAGGCATTGCTGAGTCTCTTGCGTCTTGCATTCCTTGAAGTTTGGCTAAACCATAAGTGTTGTGCAGTTCAGTTCGTGCAATGCGTAATAATCGCCATTCTTCAGCCTGAAACTTTTGTCCTAAACGCATGACAACTTTACCCAAAGACTCATTCAGTAAAACGCTATTACTCAGTTCTAAGGTCAAGTCACTAATAAGGGCCTGGCCGTATTTATCCAGACTTGCACCATATTGAGTTAATTTGAAGTTTTGCACATCAAGCGCAATTGTAGCAGCGCGAAGGTTTAAAGGGACTAATGGTTGTTTACCAAATTTGCGCTGATAACGGTTTATTTCGTCCGTAAGATCTTCAATGGCTAATTCGCTAAGCTGTCGGCCTTCCTCGCTCATATTGAGCTTAAGACTTTCCGTCATCGCTTGAATGGCAGCTTCAATTTGAACTAAAACACCGCGCATTTGCTGCGCTGTAAACGTATCGCCTGGAATCCGTTCAAGTCTGTCTCTCAGCTCTTGGCGAATTTCTTTGTATCTGCCTAATAACTGCTTTGCTTGTCGTTCTTCTAATTTGAGGACTTTTTCAGCATGGCTTTGAGCAAGACCATCAGCATCAACGAGATTAAAAAATTGGTCTTCTCTATCCATTGGTTAAAGAGGTATTCGTAATTTTTTAAATACCCAACCTATTTTTCTTCCCTGACCAGACAAAACACCTAAACTGTACGCCGCCGCACCTCCTGCGGTTGCAGCAAAACCAGTCCCATAGGCCACTGATTCCCTGTCAGATAGGGGCCTTCCTTTATAGGTTTCTACAGCTTTTTCAAAGCCTTTTGCGGCAAGAACCGTAGCGCCCACGACGGCACCACCTCTTAACCATTTTTTACTTCGAGTTAAAATTTTTGCCTGAATTTTTGCATTCCTGCGAATTTGATTAAATGCTTCTTTTGAGGCTCTATCCGCAAATTGAACGTTTTTTGAAAACCGATAAGCAGGAATAAGTTTCGTGTTAATATATTTTTGAATTTTTCCAGCGGCAAACTGCGCTCCTACCACGCCCGCGCCACCTGCTGCAATCATTGCTCCTGCTTCGCCATATCTTTGACCTTTAGATTTTTTACCTTCATGGTAACGAGCTTTTTTGCGCTGATATTGTAGGGCCTGTCTATCGGCTCTCTCAGTTATCTTGATTGGGACAACTCGACCACGAATAACTCGAAAAGTATAAGGGCTTGTTTTATCTGCCATAATATCTATCTTTCATAATCATTTACTTTTTCGGCTTTAAATAAGTTGTTCCCCAAATTAACTTACCAGATTTGTTATTTTTTAAGATTTCAATGGCCTCACGACTTATTACTCTTTTTGATTGTTCACCATAAGGGCCAACTTGATCTGTAAAAAATCGAGATCTTGATTTGTAGGCTTTACCCGCTTTATATCGACCCTGTTTTGCTCGAATTTTTACTTGAGCGGGACTTTGAATATCACTTCCCCGTAAAAACTTAACTCCAGACCTTTTTAAAAATTCAGAGGCTTTTTTAAATAGGTTTTTTGCAATTCCTTTGCCTTGTACTTTTTTTTCAACCTGGACGCTTTCAAGCCAAGCAAAAGATTTGTTCTTTGGTATTTCAAGATTCATTGACCCAAAAATTTCACCACTTGGCCCTTCAGCTAAAATCTTCCTAAATTTTGATTCGGGCATGCTTTCTTGAGCAGCAAGATCCTTTACGTTCTTAAATCGGATAGGAATAATTTTTCCTCCAATTTTACGAAAAAGAATCTTGCCAGGAATAGACTTCATTTTATTTTTTAATATATAGTTTTTTTCTTGGTCCAAAAGCCGTACGACTTAGGCCAAACATACTAGCGCCCAGGGCCGCTCCTCCTGCAATCGCAGTGGTTGCAAATTTTAAAGCTAATTTTTTTCCGGGGGCTTTTGCGGCCAATCCCGACACTGCACCAATAGCTCCACCCATAATAGCGCCAGCCACTGCTCCGCCTTTAGCCCCTTCAGCGAATCTTTCTTTTGCCGTCACTTTTTTTACACCAATGCGAGACATAAGAATACCACTAGGCAGGGCGGATTTGATTGGCTGTTTATTAGGCGCTTTTGATGGCTTTTGTTTTGAAGCGCCATTTTTTTCTCGGATAGGGATAATTCGTCCGCCTTTGCGAATAAATTTAACCTTTTGCTGTTCCATAAAATCCTCAACTAATCTTGATTAGGATTCATACCCATATTCATATTGGCTTTGTGAGCTTTACCAGTATTAGAATACTTCATTGCAACATCCGATTGTTCATTAGGATTTACCGGTGACAATGTTCCGTGTGAAACAGGCTTCACTTGAGCCGGATCATTTTTTCTAGGCAACATACCGTTTGACTTAATAGTTTCTGATTCCATTTTTCCTCCCTTAAAATCCACCGAATGGGTTGAGTACCGGTTCGGCGGCTATTTTTTGTAATTCTAATTCAACATCTTCAATTTGAAAATCTTGTGCCAACCATCGAGTTAGCGTTTCCCTTGAAATAAGTTTTGCGCTTGATACCTGCGACGCCACCGAGACCTTTTTTTGTAAGTCCTCAATGGATTTCGCAAATACAGCGGGCCATTTTAAATCAATTTGTAAAGTTTTTGGCTGATAACCTGGCGGCACTGAAACAGGGCTTGAACCTCCTGAATTGGCTATTAAAAGATTAACCAAAGCCATTTTGCGAACAAGAGAAACTAAAGCCATCTCGATGCTTGGTCGCAATTCTTGAATCAATTCGACCATCGGCTGATGCAAAATCTCAAGGGCTCGCCCCGATTGTGCATGAGAAGCCATTTTTTCGGGGTCCATAAGAACAATGCGCGCAATGTCTTGGACCGAAAGTCTTACTCTGTCTCGAAAGTCCCGGGCGACTTCAACCGCTTGTAAGCCAGTTTCAAGAAATGAGGCCTCACCTTCCCGACCTAAATTCCATGCTTTTTGAGAGCTTCTTACTAAAGTTTCAAGATCATCCTCAGTAAGTCCCTTAATTAACAATTGCGGGTCTTGATTGTATTGAATGACTTGTGACGATTGACTCATGTTGTAGTCAATCTCATCCATAAAATCGAGAATATCGGCGATTAAGCTGGCGCCATCAATTCCTTCTGAACCAACAAAAGTCCTAAACCATTCGCCTTGAACAAAGCCTAGTCCATGCTCTGCTGTTTCGGCGATTGTCCATTCAACCTCATCAAGTTTTTGGCCCTTAACATACAAAACAGGCTCAAACAAAATATCTGCATCGGGTCCATAATCTGCTCTGTACCATTTCTTTTTAGGCTTTTGATTGTGGTCTACATCTTCTTTGTCTTCGTAGACATACGCTACAGTCATGGATTCTAATGATCCATCGGGCGCTAATGTGGGATAACAATGTTTTGCAAGTTCGTATTTTAAAGCAAATGCCCCGTTAATAACGCCGAAACGTACAAAAACTGATCCTGAAACCATCATTCGTCGAAGTGGTTCAAAGAGATTAGTTTGCAAATGCGATACTTTAATAATCCAACGCAAATAGGCGTCTGTGTCGGGATCTTGTTCAGCAACAAATGTAGGCCAAGTATCTTGACCAACCAATTTGCCTACTACTCTTGAGGCTAAAACTTTGGAAAATGGAAACTGTATTCTTGGTTGTCGTTTTCTGATTTGAACATAGTCAGCGGAATCACAGCTTTGATCCCATGGCTGCTTGTCATCGTGTTGTTTATTTTCGTAATAAAGATCGTATTTGTGTAAATCTTTATTTCTATAAACAAAACCCTCTTTGGAATGATTGAGAGTGTTGTTATATCGAATGATTCCGAGATTATTTTTAATTCTCATCCCCACCCGATCATTTCTTTTTGGCACCAACATTGTGCTCATTCTCCCTCAACTATACTGCCATAGTCAGCTTAAAATGTAATAAAACATTATCTACGACCCAGCGCATCCATACTAACAGGGCTTGCTGGGTATTTATTATGACAGAGATTGTAAAGCATCTCTAGCGCATCGGGCGCGTCATCATGAGCGGCATTTGGAAACTGAGAAATCTGGTTAATAAACTCTTGTGACAAATTACGATTAAAAACGATCCAACCGTGAGAGACCTTTGGTTCTAACGCAAAGATTCTTTGTCTTTTAGGAGCATTGTTTTCAATCTCATAAAAAGGCATTTGAATGAGTTTACCCTGATTTCTTTTCTCCCTTTCCTTCCGCTCCCTAACGAGGTCTTGCATCAGCAAGTCACGGAATAGGTTAATTTCAACCGCAAATTTTGAAAAATGAAAGATTTCATTCATGTTGAATACTTGCTGAATAAATACACTGGGTGGAGCAACTTTGGTCCAATCAGCATCAACAAAAATCCGACCGGTTTTTGGGTGTAAATAACCGACGACGATACAACTATAATCAGAACCTGCGCCTTGAATTGGCTTTGTTTGGCCTGTAGCAGGATCTAAAGCGCCAAAGCAGAAGTTTTTAAGCTCTCCAAAGGGAATTGTTTCTTCATTCATTTCTAAAAAGAAGCCATTAGACGTTTTGCGATAATAATGAAGTTGCTGAAATACTCTTGTTTCAGGGTTAACGGGCTCATTTTGCTTTTCTTGAAGAAATGCCGGCTTACCAATTTCAAGGATTTCGTTTTGAAGATAAAGATAGTCCTCTTTCTCAGGCCATAAGACTTTTGTGTTTTTAAGCATCTCAGTCTTGTTGAGTTCATAGAAGTTTTGAGCTTTCAGCTTTCTGTCTGGATCTTCCAGATTCAGCATGAGATTTCGCCATTCTTGCCAGAGATCTTCCCGGTCAGACCATTGGATAATGCTTTTATAGAGCTTTGTTTCGTAAATGGGGTTTTTGCTTAATTTTTGAAGGAGAGAGTCTTCATGGAGTATTGTTCCGACACCTTCAATGTTCGTTTCTTCGGAACCCACTTTTGAAACAACCTCGAAGAAGTATTCGGCATCTTTTTTACGAAGTATTTCGTTTTCGACTCGTTCAGAGTGCTCAATGTCATCGAAGATAATTTTGCTGGGGCGGGCTTCCTTGTGACGAATCCCACGAATTTCCGTCCCAGTTCCGACCGCTTTAAATTTGCACGAATGAGTATTACAAATTGCTGTAAACTCTGACGCATTAACCATTTTGCTTTGGAAAAAGCCTCCAAAGTCAGCGTTAAGAGCATTATTTTCCAAAAGCTCACTGCGAATATCCTTGAGCTTTTGAATTGCTTGATCCTGAGTGTGAGAAATGATGAGGATAAACTTTTCTCGCTTAAAGACGAGATCGTGAATCGGTGCGATAAGTGTCGCCGTTGTGCTTTTAGCCGATCCTCGAGGCGCAATATATACACGTCTAAGATTACGTTGATGGTGGTTGTGATCCTTGAAAAACTCGCGGTGAAATTCGTTAAAGCGGTATCGACAATAATGCGGAAAGTAGACCTGCGCAAATAGTTCCAAATCATAACCGCACCTTCGATGAAGTATTTCTTTTGCTTTAAGTCTGCTGTGTTTCTTGTCGATATAGTTCAAGAAGTCGAGGAAGCTCGGCAAGTCCATCGTTTGAATCTCTTGAGATTGATTGCTGCTCGACGATTTCATGTTTATCTCGCCATCCGATCAAATTCTTAGTCATCCAAACAAAAGCCGTGCTATTAAAATTTTCGACCTGACCCATAACGGCTTGTCGTCCCATGCTGATCCACCAGAGTTCTTGATATTTCTTACCTTTCTTTTTGGCATCGGAAAAACTTTCATGCTTATGGCACCATTCATAAAGGGTATCTTCGTTGACATGAATGATGGCCGCGAATGTTCCAAAAGGAAATCCTTGTTTCATGTGTTCGACAAGTTGTTCGCAGTATTCAGGTTTGAATTTGGTCGGGCGACCCCGGTCTAATTTTGCTTTCTTTCGTGGTTCAGCCACTTTGTATCCTCCCGTCGTCAAGACTTATTTCAGAATCTCTTAAAGCAATTGTGTTTTCAAGTCTTTAATGAATTACGGGAATTCGGTGGGTGAAAAATGTGCTGCGAAATGTCATGGGATAAAGTGGATCAGGAGAAGGAAAGTTTTGACCTATGTGTTTTCGAGTTCATCGATCTTTTTTTGAAGTAGAGCGTTGAGAGCTTCGATGGTTTCGGCCATTTGTTTGGCACAGAGTTCAAGTTCTGGAATGTAGTTAGGATCGCGTGGGGAGAGTTTTTGAAGATTGTAATAGGCTTTGAGAGCGTCCATTATTTTTTCTTTTTAGCTTTGCGGGCAACGTCTAAAGCGATAGCTACGGCCTGTTTTTGAGGTTTTCCGGCTTTTCGCTCTTTGCGAATGTTTTCAGAGATGGTTTTCTTCGAGTATCCCTTTTTCAGTGGCATTGTTTATTTCTCCTGCTGTTTGGAGATTAAAACCCAAACATTCTTTACAAATTTTTGTTGTGACTACCCATGTTTCAGCGAGGCAATCAAGGCAAACGTAGAGTGTTTCGTGTTCGCGTGTAAACCATTTCATTTAGAGCCAGTCCTTTCGAGTTTCTTCGAGTGATGGTTTTGGTTTGGCGCAGAAATGAAATTCTTTGGAAGGTTTCCAAGCTGAATAGGTTTCTTTGATGGTTCCGTGGGTGAGGCATTTTTCGATGCGTTTGTAGTGTTTAAGCCACACGGTGCCGCAATTGGAGCATTTAATTTTCATTTGTTTGAGAACATTGTTAGGGTCTGAAGAGGTTACCAAGTCCATGTCAACTATTTTAATTCACTTGACGCATAGTTTCAATGGAAAAAAGAGGGTGGGGAAGGGTTAAAACCGATCCCCACTGGACTTGGAATGAATTATTTTAGTTTGGTTGTTTGATTTCAATCAATCTTGTGTATTTGGCAAGGACAAAGTGGGGAGAAATTTGCAATCACAGGTAGGTCGGTAGGTGTCTTGATCGATTTCGATCATGTGAAGTCCAAAGCTTGCCAGTTCGTCTGCATACTTTTCGGCCTCCTGATAGGTTTCAAAACACCCTCTGTGGCTTCCTCCTTGGCTCACCATAAAGACTTCTATCATTTCCTATACCTCCCCCGCGACCCCTTGGCCTGAAAGAGCCAGAGGGGGCGTGGCGCGTTTTAAAATGCCCTTGTTAATTGCTTCCTGAATTTGCTCATTTCCGGGCTTAATTTTTGATCCAAAATTCTCCAATTTTCGTGAAGTAATCGAATCGAGCTTTGTGTTTTCTTTTTTCTCTTCTCTTCTCTTCTCTTCTATTGCTAGCAAGTTGCTAGCAGAACTTTCATTTAAATCAATTTCTATGGTGATAAGCCCCAGGTTTTCAAAACGTCGTAAGTCTGGAGCACGACGCAGGCAAGCTGTTTGCCGTATGTTCGCCGTATGTTCGCCGTATGTTCGCAGCATGTTCGCAGCATTTACGCGATATTCACCAGAGCTGTTAACGATCAACATCAAGCCTATCAATTGACCCTTCTCTGCATCCGTCATTGAAACCCACGCATCCGATCTCAAAATATCTTTATAAAGCTTGATCCAAATTTGATTTCTAGACTCGCCTGGGTAGTGCTGATGTTTTTTCCAATTGTTGATACGAAAAAGAACCAAATCACTCATAAATCTCCTAAATTTTTTATTGTCAGGAAGTGTTGGGCGAATTACCCTGTGAACCTCCTATAAATAAGTTGTTAGAAAGTTTCACATCTAACAGGGCCGTTGCAATTAAAAAATGTGACGGCCTTTTCTTTTTTAGTGCAAATTGACTTCGTTTAAGTTAGTTTTGAATCATTCATAGTTAGAAGGTCATTTCATAGCTAAGAACCTCGGTCAAAAGCCGGGGTTTTTAGTTTTTATCCCTCAAACGTTCTAAAACGCTCTACAATCAACGATTTTTAGTGGTCAGGCGCTTTGCTCGAATTGACTTGAGTTCCTTTAAAGCAAAGCGATTCCGCTCGTTTTTTCTGTCTTTAATGACCTTTGCCAAAACAATGACGTTGCACAAGGCTGCAATGGCTAAACAAGTGACTTCAAATGACATTCCTTTTCCCCTTTGTATTCTTCAAACCAAACCTCTATCCCGGGGTTTTTTTCGACATAGACCTTCTTTGCCGAAATTTCACAAATCTGTGCATCATCACGATACGCAATTCTATTTAGCGCATCTGTCACAGCTTTGATTAAATTATCTAAATCTGGAGTGGTTGCAGGCTCTTTCATTTTACTGCCCTTCTTTCCTTTGGGCGGTTTTGAAAGATTAAACAATAATGTCATCCGAATGGGGCCGAGCAGCATTTCTCGGCTTCCCCATTTCAGTTGAGCGATTGTCTTGATTGAAGTTTCAAAGACTTTTGTTTGAGGATCAGGAATGTGCATCATTCGATTGTGGCGAACAAAACTTCGATGACGACCCTTCGGTCTTGGTTCGATGGAAAATGAAAAGTGATGCTGCTCATTCATTTTTTCTTAGTATAAATAAATTTCCTCGATAAAATCGAGCTATCACTTTCTATGGTGAGGCAGGGGTCACGATTCTCGCACATAAAAGAGCATCTCCGTTCTTAATCATATGACCCCTGCCCTTTTTTAAAATAACAGATGACACCAGTTATTACATTGCTACTCTCATGCTTTCAACCCCTGCATGATTAGCCCCACCCCTGGGGCTTTTCTTTTTTTAATTTATGACGCTTTGCTCCTCTTGCTGCCTGTCAAAATCTTGTCACACTTAAGCTGTGTCAATCGTTCTAGCTTGGCCCGATATGCACGCACCTTGGGATCATCGCTATGCACGCGATTTCCTTTGCCGAGTGCGCGACAAATTTAAACCGGACAGAATTGTAAACCTTGGTGATGAAGTCGATCTTCATGGCTTCTCTGCAAAGTGGCCAGCCGATCCAAACTTGCATTCACCAGCGCGTGAACTTGAACTCGCCCGAGAAAGCCTTGCTCGATATTATAAAGAATTTCCTAACGTCGATGTTTTGGAAAGTAATCACGGGGCTCGAATCTTTCGCAAAGTTCTGGTCTCCGGACTTCCTCGAATGGTTATTAAACGCTATTCCGAGTTGTTTGGTTGGCCCAAGGGTTGGCACTATGCCGGAGACCATCTCATCATTGATGGCGTTTACTATACTCATGGAGAAGGTATCTCAGGGGGTTCATGGCATCTTGCTCATCAAAAATTAAAATGCTCCGTCGTCCTGGGTCATTTGCACTCACGCGCTGGCGTGATTTATTCAGTAACGAAACGTTACAAACATTTCGTGCTTAACGCTGGCTGTTTGATTGATACGGAAAACGAAGACGGCCCATTTGCTTATGGAAAGCATATCATTGAAAAGCCTGTTCTAGGATGCGGTCTCATTGTAAATGGGGAACAAGCCATGTTCATACCCATGGGTCCCAAAGGAAAACTGCTGTGAAACGCGAAACAAAATATAATTCACAAAATTGGATTTTTGAAAACGATGATGATTCGCTTCACGCCTTGCGCAAGCTTCTTGGATTGCCACCTATTAGCTATCAACAAGTACCCTGTAAAAGATGCGCGTCAGAAATGAAAAGCCAATTTAATGGGTCTGTTCGGATTGATTGGTTTTGTCATTATTGCCGTCATTATGTTGCGTCTCAGTGTATTGTCTGAAAACTTCGGCCCTTACCAAATTGACAATTTCGCTTGGCGTTAGACCCATGTCTTTTAACCACAAAATTAAGTTGTCCCAGTCATCTTTCATTCGATCTAACCTTTTAAAAAAAACAGGCTACAATGATTTGTTATGAGTAACGGCTTTCGGTTTGCTTTTAAAACGCTATTGCTAGCGTTTTGGTTTCTCATTGTAGCCTGTTTGTTCGCCATTAGAATGGGATGTCTTCTTCTGATAGCTCTTTTGCAAACTGCATTTGGCTATCTCGTAAATCTTGCGTTTTTTGTATGGGGCCACTCAAAAAAGCTTCTTGTGCTGCTGCTGGCGCTGCGGTCTTAGGTTCTTCCTTCATAAAATACTGCATAAGCTCGACCGCTTCGAGATAAGCATTGGACCGCTGATCTTTGATGTTTCGAGTGCACCACTCGGCATAACCCATCAAGGCCGCTGATGGGATCTCTGACAGTCTTTTGGTCTTGTATTTGCCAAATTTGATCGTGTATCCCGGCCCAACTTTATCATTACTGGAATTGATGGTAATGGGCTTTGTGTAGCTTTGTTCCCGCGTATAAGACGACCTAGTTTGATCCGCTTCCTCGGCTGACACTTCGCCACCACCAATCAAATTAGACACGGCCCGATTAAATGCCCGCGTAAATGCAGTTGATCGCACGTTGTGGCGGCTGTCATTTTCAAAGTCACCCTCTTTGTTTTTTTCGCGGGAATTTGCCGAGCCGTCACCAATCACTGACCGCCCATTAGGGGCAATGGCTTTGCAAACCACGTCAAAGCTAAATGAACCGTCTTCCTCGTCAAAACGCTCACACTTTAATTCTTCGACGGTCAGATTGAAAAATGTTGCCAGCTTTCTCCAGGCGCTTTTTTTCTTAAAATCTTTGCCCTGAATTTTTTGCAAATCATTTTGATCAAGAACATTAGACACTAACTCTTGATAATCTTTCCAAGCGGCCAAGGCCTGCTCGACATTGACGGCAGGTCTGACAATAGCATTATTGTTGTTATTGGTTTGTACTACGGGCACTAGCCCTACGACTTCGTTCATGTTTTGGTCCTTTCATAAGATCAATTGTTTTTTGATTTTCAACATTAAATTGCCAGTCTGTGACCTGTCCGTCAACCACAGAAATTGACGCCGTGCCTTTTGTCTTAGGACTTAAATCAGACAGATTTAGACGAAGATTCATTGTTAAGTTATTCCAAAGCGCTATCCACAACGTCACACTCAATATCAGTCTGAAGGCGAACGGCGTTGGTTAGTATATTGTTATTTTTTTTCATTTTCCCATAAACAAAACTCTTTTGCGGCGGACCAATAGTCATGCGGCAAAAAATTCATGTTTATGACATACCGTTTTTTTATTCCGTGCGCGTTTTTCAGTCTAATTGCCTTAACCTGTTGCACCAAATCCTCGTAATGATCCCTTGTGATTGGCTGATAAAATTTATTTGTTTTCATTTTGCTAAACTTGAGACGTTTGAGATTTCGTTCAAGTTCCGCGCTGTGTTCATCCACTTCAAGAATCGTAAAACCCATTTCTTTCATGCGGCCTCCACAAATGTGACCTGATGAGCGATAAATTCTAGCGCAAACCATGCCAGGTAGCTTTTGACAGTCATTTCGACGTCGGGCTCGACGCCATCGGATTTAGTAATGACTCTTAGAAAATCAGATTCGTTTACAAACCAAGGCAAGCCTTTCACGTGCGTTGTAAGGTATCCGAGCAAACTTTGCTCGTTCATTTTCAAGGTTTCAAAAAAAGCTTCTAAAATTTCTTTGCGGTAAGTATCAAAAAATTGTTCTGTCTCGGTGTAGTAAATAAACCCTGTCCAGCCGCAATCGACCCCGTGACGCAATACCTGCGCAAGAGTTTCACGAAATTCTTCATCAGACTCAATTTGAAGCTGAACGCGAACGGCGTTGGTTAAGACTTGATTATTAGTTTTATTCATAGCTTGTCCTTTCATGGGTCTAGTGTTAACTTGTTTGGGTGATGTCGTCAACTAAAAAAGATCACATTTTTATTCCGGAAACACTGACTAAGGTCAGATACCGCGGGACGGGTCTAAAACAGGCAAGAGACCGCTTGGGTTTAAGCCTGCGTGAACTGTCAGCCATGACGGGGATTTCTGCGAACTATTGGCACCACGTTGAGCGCGGCGACAAACTTTGCACAGCCGAAACCAAGGACGTGCTTTTGAATGCCCTTGAAAAATTTAAGAAGTCGTAAACATGACTCCTCAATAAGGGCCACAGGCCCCCCCTATATACTATTGGAAAAACGGGAAAAATGGGAAAAATGGGAAAAACTTTTTGCGTCTTAAATTGCGCTAAAAGCTGGCGCATCAATCACGTCAAGAGCGTTTTCATATTTGAAAACAAGAGATCCGACCGGATCTGGGAAGACAATTTTCAACCACCAACTTTGTGACTTTGCGACTTTCAAATTCAGGGTTTCGCTTGATGATAAAATAACTTTAATCAGGCCAAGCGAGACATCGACCAAAATTGGATTAGTCGCATCATTGGTACTTTTTTCTAATTCCTGAAACAATTTATTGGTAAATTTGGCTTGAACAGAGACTACAGTACTAAGATCCAATAATTGATTATTGTCATCGAGCATCTTAATAACAATTTGCTTTTTTTGACCCTGAACAATCTGGGTTCTTTCATCAAAAATTGTCACTGTATTCATTTTTTACCCCACAATTTGCGGTGCGACCCACAAGTCATTTGCTGAACCTGTTTCCAATGCGCCTGTCGGTTCAGCCTGTCCAACAATAATTTTGACACCAGCCGGTGCTATCTTACTAATTTGTCCGGGGACATCGCTTAAGTAAAGCAATTCACCAGCAACACAACCTTTGCCTACAAGTACACCTTGTGCTCGGCCAAATTTAACTAATTCAAAGACCGATCCAATGCTTACCGGATCAAGGTTAATTCCGGCAATATCAGACAAAGTAATGTCATCTGCATCCGCCAAAACAACCTGATTATTATCTGACCAAGACCACAATTGATAAGCCGGCTGTGCACTGCCCGTACCATTTTTTGCCTGGATCACTAAACTTTTTGATTTTTCTGCGTAGCTCATAAGTGCTGTCTCTGTGTCGGTAATTAAGACCGCTGAAATCGTTTCAGTTTCAGCTAAGCTGGCCGTAATTGCTTCATCATTCAATAGCTGAGCTTTCAAGCAATCTTCCTTTTTGGTTCATTCATAAGGTCATTGAGTTCTTTGACCATTATCTCAGCGACTCTTTCCCAGTTAAAGAAAAAAGCTGTCTTCTTTGCCTCTTCGAGCATGGCCTTTTTTTCGGTTTCTGGCATAGCAAAAAGCCGATCAATCGCCGCTCGAATTGATGAAGCAGAAGCCTCACAGTAAATACTATTTGCGTCATTCGCATAATCACTGATTCCATTGACCCTTGTCGTAATTAAAGGAACGCCTGCGGCCATCGCCTCAAGACCAACAATTCCAAACGGCTCATGAATACTTGGAAACAAGATGGCATCTGCCGACTTCAGCAATCGAATCTTTTCATCGCCATGTACAAAAGGAATGTGAAACTTTTGAGGATTATTTTTTACAGTCTCAAGCAATGCGTCATATTGATCGCCACCAACGGGACCGCCTACAAAATGAAGTGCTGTGTCCTCAGGCAGTTCGAGTCGATAATTCTTAGGAAGATGGACAAGTGATCTTCCTGAGTTATCGATGAAACCATAAAAATCCATCAGATGCTTTAAACCTTTTTGGGTATTGATTCGGCCAATAAAAACCAGATTCTTTTTAAAGCCCCCTTCAAATTTCCAAGGCTTGTGTTCACCTTGATATTTGTGGGCATCAATTCCATTTTGAATGGCGACAGCTTTCTTTGCCTTCCAGGGAATTTCTTTTACATAAAAATCTGAACACCCAACAATTAAGTCAGATTCTTCGATGGCAATCTTTTCCCAAATTTCAATGAGCCTAGCCGCTTGATCCAACTTCATCGGACCAACCAACTCCTCTTCTTTAAGAGCTTTCCTTAAGCTGTAATAAGCCAAATGAAATTCAGTCACTAATTTGCTGCCATACATCTTAGCCAATACTTTGCCAGCTGGCACAGTCGCATGATCTGTCGCTATGACAATGTCTGGTTTAAATGGTGGCGGATTATCCAAAATAAAATTGGCATACATCAATGGATATGGGTTGCCGTAAGCAGGACAATCAACATGAAGCCCCGTGCAAACTGTCTTTGATAACACCCCGCCTTTTCCAGCGTTGTATATAAAGATTTCTATCCCAGCTTTTTCAAGGTGGGGAATCAGTTTGATCATACGTTCACCGAGTCCCCCACAGGGCTGAATCGGTGAGTCATTCACGAGGTAAATAATTTTCATTAAGCCGTTACACCATAAGTCGGCCACTGAGTAAACTTATCAACCAAGGCCCCATAGAATACGAATTGATAGGGGGCAGTGATATAAGCCGATCCGCAGAATGCCATGAACTGATCTTTTGAATCGTTATGGTAGCTTAGGAATTGATTTCCACTGTGCTGGCTTGAAAGCTGAACGCCATCTTGCCAGGTTGTTCCGTTATCAGTTGATCGATAAAGGTATGGATTTTGCAAATCCAATCCTTTGTAAAGAACAAACAAAACTGTGTTATCAATCTTTGAACCAACCTGTCCGGTCATTCTTCTGATGGCAAAGCTTTCACTTGTTCCAAAATATGTCACCCGTGTCAGATTATCAGCGATTTTGTCCCATAAGCCGGTCGAGTTTTTCCATGTACTGCCGCCATCTGTGGACATATTAAATCGAGCTTCATTGCCCATCGTTGAAGGGTATGGCCATTTTTCATAGCCAGTGCCCTGCCAATAGCGCATCGAAGCAAGCAACAACGTTTGACCGTCATTGCTGGCATGAAAGACAGACGCAATGCCATATCGAAATTCGGGATCTTCCATAATGGATGTCCAGGTCTGACCACCATCACTCGTCTTTAAAAGTTTTTGTTTGATACAATTTGTATCAGCCACAAATGTAACTGCTGTGTTTACATCACTTTCTGGAGTGAGCGTTGCTGGTGCGCCGCCTCCATTAGCAATTGATCTAAATACCGATAGCAATCGACCGTTGACATAGATTAAACGACCTGTCGCTTTAACGTGTGCCCAACTTACTTCTGGAATAGGAGATCCCAATCCATCATAAGTGGGAATTGGCTGACTAACCGACTGATGTCCACCTGTCTGATAAGTGTTGCTGCGGAAGGTTAGAATTTTTACTGGATGATTGGTGAGACCGTAAATTGTGATCGTTGCATCTTGAACTTGATACAGCGTCGGCTGGAACACATTGATTCCGCTGACTTGAAAATGATCTCCAATAAGCGGGGTTTCCGGCAACGCTGCCCAATCAGCAGCATCAACAATGATTTGATTTGCGTCTGTGACAATGGCCTCTGTGCCCCAAGTGCCAGGTCCCATGAAAAGAGGATTGACTGATCCCGTTATCACATTTCCGACTGTGGCTCGTGGTCCATCATTTCCTACTGTAGAATTTGAAACATTGAAAAAGCCAAATGCTGGAACTCCAACATAGCTTTGCAAATTCAAAGCAGCTTCATCAGAACGAATCTGATAATCAATGCCATCATTTCCAACAATGGTCTGTGCTCCAAAATAATTTTCTTTGACCGGTTGACCAGTGTTCAATGGTTCAACCTTAGACAAATAAGTCATGTTCAAATAATGAGTATTTGAATCAATGACTTTTACTTGAGCCTTCACCAAATTATGAAATGGTGAATTGCTGTTGGGTGCGCCTTCAGTAGCAGAAGCTCTTTGAAAATCTGCAATGTCTTCGGACGCTTTCAAAATAGGAAGTGCATCATCAAAGCTTGGGCTGTTGGCTCCAAAATTCAAACAATCATCAACTGACTTATAAACAACAATGTCATTGTAATTAAGGAAGGCCGAAAACAAGGCGGTCGATTCAGTATCTGTTTTTTTCCAATCAAACACTTTGTCGCCATGATTTGGAACGCCTCGAAGATTTCCTCCCAATGAAAATGTAATTTGATTTCCAAGAGTTGATTGAATCGGAAATTTGTCGGTGATTGTATAATCAGGGCTTTGAGCCGTTCTAATGTACTCATAGTTGATCATACCAATGAAGGTGTTCATAGAGTTTGATGTGGCAGCAATTCCAGCCAGAAATGGATATTGGCTAGGAACAACCTTTGATTGAAAGGTTGCTCCAGCGTCTTCTGAAATTCTCAACGTAACTGGTGTCGGTGGCGCATCGCTGTGCGTATAAACAATAGTTCCGTTCTCTGCTACAGCTCCCATTTGTGATGGTTTGTTTCCATCAATCAAAGCCGTTAATCCAACATAAGCCGACAAATCTAATGCTACTGAATCAACGTTTTTAATCGTAATTTTTAGATTCGTGCCTTCAAGATAGGCGTCTTGAATTTGCAGTTTCTTTGGTGGGTTAGTTTGCAATACTGCATGATCCAATGAAACTTCTAATGGTTGAGATCCATAGCCCATCGCAGCCGAAACATCCGATGATCGTGCATAAAATGGCGCATAAATTTCAGTCGAGCTTCCATCCATGAATTCAGGTTCTTCATGCTTAAATCCCCGAACCCAACCACCAGGAGTCGTGTTAACAATTAAAATGCCACCAAATTTATTATCAGGAAATGACGCTGAGCCAACTACCACATTAGGTGATTGCTCATTTAAAGCAGGCTGAACCCATTCAAAGTTGCAGATTGCTAAATGCTCATAAGCAACGCCAAGGTTAATAGAATAAGTATGGCTAGCCCCAGGAAGAATAACCGGAGTGCTTGGAGCATCCAGTTGGATTTTAAGAGCCTCTTTAACATACTTAGCACTGCTTCCCCCCAACGCTGAATCCATCGCTGCGACATACTCAGAAATGAGTTTGCTGCCCACGGTAAAATTTGCCGGTGTAGGCAAATCAAGAATTTCGACATCTTTATGTGTGACTGTAGTCTTGCTCATGTATTCCCCTTGTTAACTTCAGCGTCATCAATTTGTTGCGTCAGCTCATTAAGTTTTTTTTGCACAATCTCAAATCGGTTGCGCAGTCTATTAAGCTCACGGGACAAATCGAAAGCTTCTGCTTTTGCTTTAATCATTTCTAAATCAAGTTCGTTCTTTTTCATTCTTCAGGATCTCCCGGCGGCGTTGTATCAACCCACACGCATTTTTCAGCATCAAAGACATAGGTCTTTCCAGACGTAGGATCTGCAATGCTGGGATGTGGTGGAATAAAAGCATCAAGTTGCTGATTGTAAGTGTACCCAATGCCTGCGTAGTTTTTTCGCTGGCCTCCATTCATCCAAGTTTCAACCCATTTGCCGGGTTGTGTTTGAATGAAATCAAAGTCAGCAACAATCACGTTTGAAACTAATCCATTGTTTTCAACTTTAGCGTAGTATCCCATAAACTTATGCTGGGCTGTCGTAACTAATAATTACGATGCCTGAGCCTCCCGTTCCGCCATAACCATTTGTGTAGTAACCGCCAGCCCCACCGCCTCCGTGACCGGAGTTTGGTGCGCCCGAAGTTCCAATCGCTCTTAAGGTAGAGCGTTCATCTGCTTCTGTTCCAGGAACCGATTCATCAACCCAACCATGACCGCTATCGGGGCGGATTCCATTAAAGGTACCGCCACCAAGACCTTTTTGAGAAGGTTTAAAAGCTGTGCCACCGCCCCCACCACAAGCAAACTCTTCTGATGTTCCTCGCATCGATGTGACAAAACCAGCGCCACCATTTCCAGATTTGCTTGTGCCAGCGTTGTAATTCACTCCAGCGGAAGAAAATCCGCCGCCACCACCTGCGTAATTGGTTGCACCACCATCTCCGCCATTGTTTCCTTGAGGAGATGTTCCTAATCCTTTGGTGCCAGAGTAACCGCCGCCACCGCCCGAGGCACCATTTCCACCGTTTCCACTGTTGAAAGCATAGGTTCCACCTTTGCCCCCACCTAAAGCGGTTTGACCGAAGCCAGTTGAGTTGCCACCTGCTGTTGCCTCTTGATCCGGATAGCCATAGCCAGCAGTAGCGATTGCTCCAAAATTGCCGCCTGCCCCAATAGTGATTGGATAAGTTTGAACGGATGGAGTCACGGAAGTTCCTTGAATGACACCCCCGCCACCGCCTCCGCCTGCACTACTGCCGCCACCTCCGCCACCGCCGCCAATGATGATATAATCAATCGTTTTTCCTGCGGGCACCGCTGAGACAACAAAATCGCCCGAACTTGTAAAGCTGTGGACTTTTTTAGAACCCACTTGGGTGATTGTTCCACCAGTAGCTTGAATATATTCTTCAGCAGGTGGCGTTGATCCAGCCGTGAGATATTTCAAAATCACAATGCCTGAACCGCCGGCCCCACCGTTCCACAATTCGCCCGGCATATATCCACCGCCGCCACCACCAGAGCCACTATTAACGGCAGCGTCTCCCCCCGTGGATTGACCCGCAGAATTGTAGCCACCATTTCCAGCGGAAGAATGTCCACCAATTCCCCGAGTTAAAACCCCCCCTTGAGTACCCCCGCCGCCACCAGCCGCAAAAGTTTCGCTAGAACCACGCAATGAAGTCGTAAATCCAGCCCCACCATTACCACCGCCAGCACTTCCACCCTCGACGCCTGCGGTTGCATAGCCACCCCCGCCGCCGCCGCCGTAGTTTGGATCTGTTCCAGTAGCATTCCCACCGGAATTACCCTGACCAGATGTGCCAGCGCCGCCAGTAGAAGCTGAGCCACTTGACTGGCCACCCCCACCAGAACCACCCGAGGCCCCGTTAGATTGTTGATGGCTTCCACCAAGACCGCCACCCGTTGCAATTAAAGATCCAAATGATGAATTGCTGCCGTTTGATCCGGCTACAAAATCAAATGTGACAGGCGTACGAGTTGATGGAGTTCCCCCGGCACCGATAGTGACAGTATAACTTTGAACTGAAGGGCTAAAGCTTGAGTTATAAATAACCCCACCGGCTCCCCCGCCCCCTCCTAACATC